AAGAAGACTCTCTCGGAACCGAGGTCAATATCTATCCACTGAGTAGGGCCTCCTCCAGCATTCCATGAGGTATTTGGATTGCCATCCGCCGCTTTCGTCATGTCGGCAACGTTGCCGGACGCGTTGGTGATTGAGATCGGCAGCAGCACGCCGGGGCTTTGTGCGGATGCACCCGCCGCGAACATTGCAGCAGCTGTTCCAATTGACGCAGCCACCAACTTGAATGATTTCATTTGCAACTACTCCTCCAGTGTGTGAAGTCATGCATGCTAATAGAGTTTTGCCCTTGTATTTTTAGATTTCCCCTATTGAGCTGTGAATAAATTACTGCAACCTATTGGTTATTAAGCAAACTATTACTTTGCTAACTATTGGAGTAATGAAAATGTAATTGGTCGCACACTTTCGCGGAGCGCGTGCCCCGGCTAGGGTTCGACCAATGGATGCACGCCCGGGAAACTGCGGGCCATGCCATCCACCCCCAAGCCCATCGGCCCGTTCCCCCTCGGAATGGACAACCGCGCGCCCGACTTCAAGCTCGGGCTGCCCGAGGGCGCCGGCCACCTGCTGCGTGATGCGCTGAACGTCGATGTGACGGCCCAGGGCTCGCTCAAGACGCGAGGCGGTTATGCGTTGGCGGAGCAGGGCCTGGACTGCCATTCGGGCTGGTCGCCGCTCGATGGCTCCTATGGCCTGTACTGCGACAGCGGCGATATCTTCCGCATCGATGTGGATGCCTCGGGCGCCACCACGCGCACCCAGGTCGCCGCGGGCTACGGCCGGGTCACGCCCGTGGTCTATGCCGAGGTCAACGAGGCTGTGTACTTCACGGACGGCATCCGCGTAGGCTCCTACCACCCCGTGCCTGGCCCGACGCCGCGCTGGCTCGATGCCCAGCCGCAGGTCGTGGGCGATGTGCAGTTCTCGGTCATGCCTGCAGGCAGCAGCATTGCCTACCAGGGCGGCCGGCTGCTGGTGGCTGTGGGATCGGCGCTGATCTACAGCGAGCCGTTTACGGCGGGCCTGCGCGACGAGTCGCGGGGCTTCGAGATTTTCCCGGCGCCCATCACCTGCATCGCGGCCGTGGAGGCCGGGGTGTTCGTGATGGCGGACAAGACCTATTTCCTGGCCGGCGGCCTGCCGGCGCAGTCCATGCGCGCGGTGTTGCCGTACGGCGCGCTGCAGCAGCAGGCCGGGTATCGGCTCGCGGCCACGGGTGGCACGGACGGCGCGCACTGGATGAGCACGCGCGGCATCGTCTCGGCGCGGCCCGACGGGTCGCTGGCCAACCTGCAGGCCGAGCACATCGCCATGGATGCCTCGGGCGCTGGCGCAACGCTGTACCGCGAGGCCGACGGCATGCGCGCCATCGTGGCCACCCTCTCTCAATCCCCCAGCACTTCGGCCGGCGTGGGCTCCTATGCCCAGGCCCGGCTCGTTCGAAAGGCCCAGCCATGAACACCAACCACGCCATCCCCTGCGGCTTTGTTTACGACCTGGTGCTGCGCCGCCGCGCCGACGACGCGCTGGTGCACCGGGAGCGCCTGCACAACCGCGTCCCGGGCGAGGGCCTGGACCTGATCGCCAATGCCTGTTTCAAAGGCGCGGCCATGCCGGCCAACCTGTTCATCGGGCTGTGGTCCGGCTCCTATGTGCCCAACGGCACCGAGACGGCCGCCACGCTGCCTTCTCTGGTGACCGAGGTCACGCAGTACGACGGGGCTACGCGCAAGGCCTGGGTGCCGGGCAGCGTTTCGGCCGGCGGCGTGAGCAACGAGCTGAGCCTGGCGCGGTTCAGCTTCACCGGCATGCAGACCGTCAACGGCGTGTTCGTGAGCAGCAGTGCGGGCAAGGGCTCGGACACCGGCGCGCTGCTGTCCATCGTGCGCCTGCCGGTGGCACGCACCGTCGATCCCGCCTTCTATCTGGAGATCCTGGCGGGCTTCCAGTTCATTTCCGTTTCCTGATCCAGCTTTCTGAGGACCACCACCATGACGACCAAAGCCTCTACCGGCCTTCGCAATCACATGCTCGCCACGGGCTCGCTCAAGGCGGCCCTGGATGGCGGCTTCCTGGAGCTGTACGGCTGCCCGGAGATCTCGATTCCGGCCACGGCCGACGCCGCGCTGGACCCTGTCGTGCACAAGCTGCTGGCCCGGATCTACAGCGACGGCACCTCTGCGGGCCTGACGCTCAGCACCACGGCGGCCGATGGCTTCATCGAGAAGCTGGACTCCCAGACCTGGACCGGCACGGTGATCGAGTCCGGTACGGTGCGGTTTTTCCGCTTCGTAGGCGCCAGTGATGCGGGAGGCCTGTCCATCACGCTGCCGCGCCTGCAGGGGACTGTGGCGCGCGCGGGCGCCGACCTGAACATCACCAGCGTGGATCTGGCGGTGGGCGCGCCGCAGGCGGTCAACTTCTTCTCCATCGCGCTGCCGGCGTTCTGATCGGGGCGCGGGCATGGCTGCTGGAACGCTCGTCTACGAGGCCGGGGCCCTGGTACCCCAGGCCGACGTGCTCGTGGCCGTGGTGGCTGCCGATGATCCCTACCTGGGCCTGGACTTCCAGGACCTGATCGATGCGGCGCACTGGGCGTTCGGCTGGAACGGGGATGCGATCAACCCGTCGCGCGGCTTCCTGGACCTGGGCCTGCCACCGGCGCCGGACTTCGAGGTCCGCGCTCCGGCCCAGCTGGTGCGCACGATCAACGTGGGCCTGTACCAGGTCACAGTGGCCGGTGAGCCCGTCAGTGTCACGGCGGACGTCACTCTGCTGTACAAGGACGCGAACGAGGGCGTGCATGAGTTCGACCTGGACGCGGCCGGTGCTGTGGTCAAGCCGGTCAACGTGCCTTCAACGGTGCAGGAGCTGCGCCTGGTGAGCCTGGGCGGCGGCATCCAGGTACTCGACGGCGAGGTGTTGCTGGGCGAGATCACGGCAGCCGAACTGGCGGGCACGGAATTCGAGTGGCACGAGATGCGGCCCTATGCGCTTTCAGCGACGGACCGTGTGCAGGCCGATGGCGCCTTCAACGGCATTGATCGCCTTGCTGCCTTCTGGTGGAACGGCACCAGCGGAGGCGGCCCCTCCGAGTTCTGGACCGACATCCTGCTGGCGCGCGAGGAGGTGTGATGCTGATCCACAAGGACCTCAAGGGCGATGCCGGCGGGCCAGAGCACCAGGCCCTGAAGGGCATGCTGGATGTGGGCAACACCTTCATGACCGACCGGCGCGACGGCAGCGAGGTGCAGCGCTCGGGCGAGTTCGTCACCATGCGGCGCACGGGTGGCGAGGTCGTGCAGCTGGTGTCGCTGTGGGAGCCGCCGGACGCGCGCCGCCTGACGGATGGCTATGCACAGGCCGTGCCCGACGACGTGGCGCCGCCTGCCCCGGGCGCGCCCGACGCAGTACCCCGGGTGCAGCTCATGGCGTCTGCGCTCGACGAGCAGCAGGGGCCGCTGTCCTTCGGCAACCTGGCCGCTTCCAAGCTGCAGACCCGCGTGCCGCGCTTCACCCGTGTGGAAACCCGCGTGGAGACGGCCGACCATGCCACCAAGAACGGCAAGCGGCGGCTGTTCTCCCTGGGCGACGGCACGGTGCTGCTGGTGCGCGAGGTCTCGGCGGCCGGCGACACGCGGTATTTCGCGGGGATGAATGGCTTCGCGCAGCCGGTGCGCCGCGTCAGCCGCTGCACGGGTGTCGAGCTGGTGCGCATGGACCCGGACCGGCCCGCCGGCGGCAAGGTGCTGCTCTCGTTCGGCGTGCACAGCGGCCTGGGCTTTGATCCGGGGTCGCGCTCCATCGATTTCTTCGCAGACGACGATCAGCTGTACGACGCGAGCAAGGTCTATGCGGCCAATGCGGGCCTGCTGTTCGGCAGGGTCTTGCTGAGCATGCGTGCCGACCCCAGCAGCACCTATGCCGTGGCCGAGCCGGCCATGGCCAAGGAGGGCGAGAAGTCCTATCTCAGCTTGGTCGCCGTCCATGGCCTGGCCGAGGACTGCTACCACCCCGATTCCTCGGGCCTGTACCGCCTCACCTGCACACGCACCACGGCCAATGGCGTGCAGACCTCCAAGATCACCATGCCCGCTGCCGTGGGCCCTGGGCAGTACATGGCACCGGTGGAGATGGACCTGGTGCGCCTGTCGCCCCAGACCCTGGTGCTGGCCCTGCGCATGACCACGCTGCGCCTGCCCGGTGGCGGCAGCCAGGGCGCGGCCAGCGCGGGCTGGGCCTATCTCTGGAGCGACGACAACGGCGCCACCTGGGTCCATGTGCCGCATACCGGGATCACGGATGGCAACGCCGCGCCCGTGATCGCCGCCATGGTGCCGCGCGACAAGGACACGCTGCTGCTGGTCTCCGCGCTGCAGCTGGACAGTCTGGTGCCCGCGCCCGATGCGGCCAGCGTGCAGGTCTATGCGTTCACCCGCACCGGCGCCACGCGCATCAGCACCATCCCGGGCAGCCGGTTCAGCGCAGGGCTGCATGCTGGCGATGTGATCGGCGGCCTGTGGCACTACCCGCCTTACTGGGCCGTGGGCTACGGCGGCGGCGTGCGCGTGGACAGGAAGCCGCTGCTGTGGGTCCAGTTCGACCCCCAGTACATCCACGCCGAGGGCTCGCCGGGCGTGATCGACTATCCCGGCAGCCGGGCTCAGCTCATGGTCTCGGCCGACGGCGGCGCCACGTGGGAGCGGCGGATGCTGCCCCAGCCCTGGCCCCAGCGCGTGGGCTTTGTCGTGGCGCTGGACCAGCGCACGCTGGCCATCCCCGTCTACGGCCCGCGCCAGACCGACGACTCCGGCGCCATCCTGCCGTTGGCCGTGAAGCTGCACACCAGCCGCGACGGGGGCCAGCGCTGGCGCGCCACGGCGCTCAGCATGCGCCTGCCGTACTGGGCCTGGGTGGACGGCCAGCTGTTGCCCGGCTCCAGCGGCTACGACATCGACGACTCGCGCTTCGACTTCAACCGCGGCGAGCTGTTCCCCGTGCTGAGCCTGCGCGACGACAACGGCGAGCTGCTGCCCATGAACCCCGGCCGGCCCTGGATGGCCGACCACCGCGCCAAGGAGCCCGCCAATGGGTAACGCGCTGATCAAGAACAAGAAGCTGGTCGAGTTCGTGCCGGCCACGCCTGCGGACCCGGGGTTCCCGGGGCAGCCGGCCATCCCCGAGCGCATCACGTACGAATGGCGAGATGTGCGTGTCGAGGCCGGGCCGCACGAGATGCAGCGGCTGGAGCGGGCACTGCCCGGCGGAGAACGCCTGGTGTCCTGGCGCACGCCGCTGGATGTGCTGCGTGAGCGCGTGGGCAACCCATCACTCAGCGCAGCGACAGCCCACTACAGCGATGTCTGGGCCTACGTGCAGACATCCGACTATGCCGACGCCCAGCGCGTGCCCCTGACCTGGACCAGCGCCTGGATCATGCGCCGCGAGAACGTGCGCATCGTGATCCCCGCCCAGCCTGCGATCCCGGCGCGGCCGCCGAAGGTCGCCACCCCGGAGCGCCGCACCTACGACTGGCACTTTGGCTGGAACGGCGGAGCGCACAGCCTGCGCGAGCTGCCGGCCAACTGGATCGGCACGGCCAGCTTCGTGATTGGCAAGCCCGTGGGCGCCGTGGTGGGCTTCACCCTGGCCAGCCAGGTGCCGCGCGTGAGCCGTTCATCGTTCGCCAATGTGGAGTACGGCCTGCTCTTTGGGGATGGCCAGGTCAACGTGCGCCATGCCGGCGTCACGCTGCAGCGCGTGGGCTCGATGACAGGCAATGACACGGTGCGCGCCCAGGTCGGAGGCGGGCGCATCGAGTGGTTCCTGAACGATGTCAGCGTCTACAAGGGCCGATTTGCGATGACCGGACCCTATGTGCTCGATGCCGTGCTGTATGCCGGTGATGACGTCGTGGACGCGCCCCGGCTGCAGGACGGTCTGGTCGAGCAGGACGGCACGGCCGTGCTGAACCTGGCGCCGCTGCAGGTGGAGGGCCAGGCCCTGGAACCCATGGGGATGCAGCTGGCCCTGGCGCCGCTGGACCTGTTCGCTGCGGACAGGCCGCTGGCCCAGGTCAAGGCGCTGCTGCAGCCCCTGCGCGTGGCCGGCGACCCCATCCCGCGCGGCGCGCTGCGGCTGGCCGGCGCCCAGGTCCGGGCATCGGACGCCCGCAATGACGCCGTGGCGCACCCCACGCTGGCGCGCCTGCAGGCCACGGCCGAGGTCGAGGTGGGAGAGGGTGCCTGGATCCCGCAGTACTCCATCGGCACGGCCTTCGTTCCACCGCCCGTGGTCAACGGCTCCATCATCGGTGGCCAGGGCCACGACTACCAGATGCGCCTGGGCCCGGCCTTCACCGTGGCCTCCCAGGACCGGCATGCCGAAGGCCGGCTGGCCCTGGCGCCCGTGCAGCTGCTGTCCGATGTGGAGGCGCTGACCCACCTGGTGCGGGCGCAGGACCTGCTGGGCGCCGATCTGGCGCTGACGGCCAGCGGCTATGTGACCCTGGTCATCGCCGAGCGCGTGGGCGCCTCGGGCGCGCTGACGCTGGGCGCGGCCGGTCTGGTGCTGGACGTGAACGAGCAGATCAGCAGCGGGGCCGAGACGGAGATCTCCGGGGCCATCGTGGCCAGCGTGCTGGAGCACCTGGGCGCCGTGGAGCGCTATCGGGCGCTGGTGTTCCGGGTCGTGGACGGTCAGCCTGTGCTGGTCGATCCCGGGCATGCCTGGGTGGTCAATACCGAATCCAGCGCCTCCACCCGCTACGAGGGCTACGCCTTCGACAGCTTCATGACCGTGGGCGGCCGGCCGTTCGGCGTGCGTGCCGATGGCGTCTACAGCCTGGGCGGCACCACCGATGCCGGCCTGCCCATCGAATGGGGTGCGTGCCTGGGCAAGCACGACTTCGGCAGCCAGGCCCTCAAGCGGCTGGAGTCGGTCCATGCCGGCGTCTCGGCCACGGGCCAGCTGTATGTGCGCATCGGCGACGGCCAGCAGACCTACACCTACCGCGCGCGGCGCGTGGATGCGGCGCAGCGTGTGCAGCGCTTCGATCCGGGTCGGGGCCTGGCTGCCAACTACTTCACCTTCGACTTGTTGGGCGAGGGCGCCGCCGAACTGGACAACATTGTTTTCGGCGTGGTCGCGGGCCAGCGCCGGATCGGGAGGGGCTGACCATGGCCAATGGACGCGCGCTGCCATCAGCGATTTTGTTTGACGAGCTGCTGGGCCGTGCCTGGGGCATAGCGCTGCAGAAGTACGGCGAAGCCCAGGCCATCGAGTCGCCCGTGGCATCCTTCACGCCCGCCAGGACCGATGGCGCCTACCGGCTGCCGCAGTACAGCAGCGGATTCGATCCGGCGGATGCAGGCTCCTGGGTGGCCCAGCACGACAAGGCGCTGGCCAAGCAGCTGGATCAGGTGGCCGACGAATGGGCCGTCGAGTTCCAGGGCGTGATGGACATCGTGGCGCCCGTGGGCCCGGGCTGGCGCAATGCCGTGGACTGGCTGCGCGCCACCATGCACGGCCAGGACGGCCTGGGCTATGTCGGCCAGGACCACCGGCTGGCCCAGGCCCGGCAGCAGAGCCTGCAGGTGCTGGGCGGGCTCAACCAGCGCGGCCTGCCCGTGCCGCCCGGCGCGGCCCAAGCGCTGCAGGCCGTGGCCGGCGGCGTGGTGGACCTGTACCAGGGCCGACTGGCCGCCCAGATGACAGCCGACCGCGAAGCCGAGCGCCGCCGCATGCTGGTGGACGCCGTCACCGAGCTGGCGCGCCTGCGCAATGCCGCCCTGGACACGGCCATGGACTTCGTGTTCGGGCGCATGAACATCATGTACGACGTGTTCGGCCGCAACAACGAGTACCTGACGCGCGTGCGCCGCGACGACCAGGCCCTCGCTGCCCAGATGCAGGTGGCCAGCGCCGAGCTGCAGCGCTGGGACGCCCAGGTCCTGGCCAACCAGGACGGCAGCGCGGCCTCGCAGCGCACCGTCAAGGCCATGAACGACCGCGCGCTGGAAGTCATCGGCCTGAACGTAGAGCAGCAGGTCAAGCGCCTGCGCCGCCTGTCCACCGGCTCCGCATCGGCGCTCAACAGTGCCGGCGTTTCGGTGAACTCGCAGGCCACCGAATCCAACACCGTGAACGCCGAGGAGTAAGCATGGCCACCACCGGCATCGCAATGCAGGGCCTGTCGGCCGCCATCGTCTACACCGCCATCGACAAGATCGGCAAGATGATCACGGACGCCGAAGGCCGGATGCAGTCCAAGATCGGCCCGGCCATCACCCAGATCATCGATGGCATCCCGGGCGAACCCGAGGTGGCCAAAGCCAAGCACAGCAACAGCCTGTCGGCCGTGCTGACGGCCCTGGGCCCGGCCTCGGGCGCGGCCTCGGCCCCCGCTGTGGGCCAACTGCCCCAGGTCATCGAGCAGGCCGTGGGCACGTTCTTCACGGGCTATAGCAGCGTGGTCAACGACCTGTTCCCGGGTCTGCTGGACGCAGGCGCCGACGCGGATGCGTGGATCCAGTCGGCCCTGACATCGGCGGTGGGCACGACCTACATCGAGAGCGTGGACCGCGTGGCCGGCGACACCGCCTTCGTGCTGGCGCGCAAGGACGCCTGGGCAGGGGAGCGGGATCTGCTGGATTCCGCCGCCGCCAGCGGCCACCGCTTCGCCCCGGGCGCCACGCACAACGCCATCGCGCGGCTGCACGCCGAAAGCACCCGGGCAGCAGCCGATGCCATCGCGGCCACCCACGCCGCGCGCCTGCGCGAAGAGCGCGAGACCAAGATGCGCCTGGTGCGCGCCGAACTGGACCAGCGCATGGACCGCATCAAGCAGCTGCACCAGCAGACGGCCCAGGCCTTCCGCGACAAGCTGCGTGCCCGAGGCCTGTGGATCAGCGACCAGGATGCCGTGATCGACAGCTACAACCGCAGCTACGCGCTGCCCGCCCAGTTCAACGCCCGACTGGCGCAATTGGCCCAGGAAGCGGCCCAGCGGCACTACAAAAGCACGGCCGACGCCCTGCAGATCAGCGATGTGGCAGTGGACGTGGCCAAGCTCAAGATGGTCAACGGGCAGGAGATCGTGGACATGCTGGGCAACATGGTGACGACGCTGAACAACCAGATTCGGGCCAGCGGCAGCTACAGCGGCAGCGAGCGGGATGTGACGGACTGGGATTCGATCCTGAATCCGTGATCCACTGGGCCGCGCCCCCCGGCTAGGGTTCGCTCCCGGCGGCCCTGCCGGGAACACTGCAGGGCATGACCAAGCCGGCCAATCTCAAACTGCAGATCTACCAGGGCGCGACGTTTCGCAAGCGCCTGCGCTGGCTCAACCCCGACAAGACCCCCATCGACCTGACGGGCTGCACGGCCCGCATGCAGGTGCGCGAGGAGGTGGAGTCCACGGCTGTCCTGCTGGAACTGACCACGGAGAACGGCAGGATTGTCCTTGGTGGCACGGCCGGCACGGTGGAGCTGCTGGTTGATGCCATGACGACCGCAGGAATCACCTGGGGAGGCGGGGCCTGGGATCTGGAGATCGTCCACCCCGGCGGCGAGGTGACACGCCTGGCCCAGGGCTCGCTCTGCGTGAGCCCGGAGGTCACCCGTGACTGATTTGCTGGTCGTGCACGAGTCCGAGATCCTGGCTGAAGAGGCGCAGGACTCGGTGCTGGTCGAGCAGGTTCAAGAAACCGAGATCGTTGAGATGGGACAGCAGGGGCCTCCTGGCCGTCAGGGCCCGCCAGGCCCAGCCGGCGACGCCATCACGGTCAAGGTCGGCCCGCTGCCAATCAGCGGCCACAGCGTGGTGGCCTGCAACGCCCAGGGTGAGCTCATCGCGGCCGACGCGACCAATCCCGCGCACCGTGGCGCCGTCCTCGGCGTGGTGGCCGACGCCTACAGCCCCGGCGACGACGCTGTAGTGCAGACCGGCTTTGTGCTGGAGCACAGCGGCTGGACCTGGGCGCCCGGCCCGGTGCTGGTCGGGCTGGCCGGCCAGCTCGCCCAGGCACCGCCCACTGGCGCGCTCTTCTCCCAGGTCATCGGCCAGGCCCTATCCACCACCCGCGTCCTCATCGACATCAACCCACCAATCACCCTTGCATAGGAGGCCGCCATGGCTGCCAAGAAATTTCTCCGCCTCGTCAACAACTTGGTCACCGAGGTGCTGGGCATCCAGACCTCGGCCGGCGCCGCCAATGCCGGCGACATCGTGGCCCTGGACGATTCGGGCCGCATCGACAACAGCATGATGCCCGTGGGAATTGGCGCCGACACCGCCGTCATCGCCGCCAGCGAGGCGCTCGCGGCCGGCGACTGGGTCAACGTGTGGAACAGCACGGGCGCCAAGGTCCGCAAGGCCGACGCCACAACGTCCGGCAAGGAGGCGCATGGCTTCGTGCTGGCGGCCGTCACCAGCGGCGCCAACGCTACGGTGTACTTCGAGGGCACGAATACCCAGGTCACCGCCCAGACCCCTGGGCCTGTATTCCTGCAGACCACTGCGGGCACGGGCGGCGCCACGGCACCCAGCGCATCGGGCAACGTGGTACAGCGCCTGGGCGTGGCCGTGAGCACCACCGTCGTGAACTTCGAGGGCGGCGTGCCCGTAGTGCTGGCCTGATCCGCCATGGCTTCTCGGCGTCCCCTGGTCAACGTCAGCGGCAGCATCCGCGAGCTGCCCACGGGCGACACCCTGCCCGGCGTGCGCGAGCTGCTCACCGCCGCGCGCACATACTACGTGCGCACCGATGGCAACGACAGCAATACTGGTCTGAACAATACTTCCGGCGGTGCTTTTGCGACGATTCAGAAGGCAGTTGATACAGCAGCATCGCTTGATTTAGGCTTGTATGACATTGTGATCAATGTCGGTATTGGAACATGGACGGCCCCCACTCTTCTTAGAACCCTCACAGGCGCTGGCAAGGTAACGATCAGAGGCGTAAACAACAACACAACAGATACAGTAATAAGCACAAATTCTGCCGACTGTTTTGGAGGTGAATTTTTTGGTCGCTACCACTTTGAGTACTTGAAACTGCAGACAACCGCATCCGGCGCTTGCATCTTTGTGCAAGGCTCCGGTATTTTGGTAACTTGGGTAAACATTAATTTTGGCCAAACCGCTGGCCAGCACTTGCT